TTCTTGTTGTTTTTTTTTTTCAAGCAGAAGACGGCATACGAGATATTGGCGTGACTGGAGTTCAGGCGTGTGCTCTTCCGATCTAAGAGTCTTAGCTTGTTTAGCGTGTGTCTTAGAAGCTTTCTTTAAACCCTTTACAACCTTGTTAAGTTTATTTTTAACTACACCACCTGCTTTCATTTTAGTAGGTTTAGTATGTCCATAGCCTTTTTTCTTTAGCTCTAGATGTTTAGCCATAGTCGGAGCTTTAATTGCTTTACCCGTCTTCTTATCATACATCGTATGAGACTTAAAAACTTTACCTCCAGCTTTCATTTTTTTGGGTTTAGAAGCACACCCAGAAGGTTTTGATAGCACCTTACTACAGCACTTGCTAGGCATTATTGCCCCCATACCACGAGAAGCTCTCATATTAAACCATTCTACCGCGAGTGTGCCCGCGTTTAGCTATACCGTCTGCGCGTTTAGATGCAGAAGAAGCTTTACTGTTTTTCTTAATATTTTTAACAACGCGTTTCTTTTCGTCTTTTAGATTGCGTTTACCTTTTTTAGTATAAGCTTTTTCAGCGTCTACTCGACCTAATTCTTCGAGCTCATTTTTTACGCTTCCGCCGTGTTTCATAGCCACGCCTTTAGCGTTCATAGGAGCGCTAGATCCACCTGTTCTTGCTAGTGCTCGACCCATTTTATCATTTAAAGAACCACCCATTTTCATTTTTTTGACTTTGCCGCCTTTTTTCATACCGCCCATAGCAGCTTGTCTACGCTGTGCTTCCATAGCCATAGCCATTTTTGGGTCCATAGCGCGAGCACCGGCTTTATCAGCCATAGCCATACCACCACCCATCATTTTTTTGACTTTGCCGCCCTTCATCATTTTCTTGACTTTGCCACCGTTCATCATTTTCTTATTATACATCTTGCTCTCCTTAGAATATTCTTTACCCACAGACTGTGGAATGTTTACCTTTTTAGCAAACTTAGGGTTATTAGCCACCGCCTGCATTAGTTTAAGTTGCTTGGCGCTTTTAGCTGGCATTACCGACCAGCCCACCAATATATAACCGTTGTAATTGCACTGCCGATAGCACCACAAAACCACATAGCCATTTTTCTACCACCTTTTATTTCAGATAACATAGTTTCAATATTATCAACAGCAATTTTTAGGTGGCGGATATCTTCTTTCACTTCGTCCATATCTTTTTGCATATGGTCAATAGCTACTGAATGTTCTCCTAGTTCACGTTCGGTACTCATTAGCATTTCCACCTTTTTAATGATGCTGCTTTTCTAGTAGGACGACCTTTAGAATCTTTCATGGGGCCTTTCATACCAGACATTCGTGCACAAAAAGATTTACGGCGAGCCGCATCCTTTTTCGTTTTGGGGTTGGGTGCAGGAGCCTTGAGATTAGCTCCAGTTTTTCGATTATATTTAGCGCGACCTTTCGCAGTAAGACCCGCTCCTTTAGAGACGGGGAGCTTTTCGCCCCTTCCTACTGCTAAAGATACGCCTTTTTTTCTAGCTTTAGGTTTAGCTTTTTTTGCCGTTGCCATACATTACCCACAAAATAGTGTGTAGTCAGTTATGTTAGTCGGTATTACTTCTGCAAAGTCATTAGTCTGTCTAGCAGTTAAAATTCCTTGACCTGGTAGTTGTAGCAGCTCAGTCTTTGCATTGCCTGCGGGTGTAGAAATATCAAATACTGTGTTTACCACAGAATCTACACTATTTATTCGCACAACAAGGCTTCCAGCTGCAGCACTACACAATACATAAAAACCTTTTATGCGTGCTCTGGGTAAAAATAAATTTCCTGTTGTACCAATGGATACATTATTTACAGATGCACCGCTTGCAACAATACTAGTAATAGATGCAAAAGGAATTGTACCTGTTACTGTAGCGCTATTAGGTCCTGTAATAACTTCACTAATATCACCGCTAGATATACTACCTACTCTACGCCCTGTTACAGTAAAAGTAATACCTGCATCGTTTCCGTTTGAGGTAATATTTACTAAATAACCTGCCCCGTTTAACGCGGGGCTATCGGTTAACAACGTAAGAGTAAGAGCATTGGATGCAATAGGTGCGGCAGATCGATAAGTAGTATTACTTACCGTAGGGTTAATTGCCCAAATATCTCCGTCCATAATAATTTCCTAATCTATTAAACTCTAGTTGAGAATGGTGTAGCTGGTGTTGAAGCAGTAGGAAATACCGATACCCCTTCTAGTTTCCATGCTGCTGCACCGACTGCAGTTAGAGTAAATGTAGAACCTGCGTCTCCGCCTTGGCTGGCACCATTAAATGTAACTGAATTAGCTGTACCGGGAGTGTGAAAAAATGCAGCTACACCGGCATCATTAGCGTCATCACAGAAATTAATAGTTCCAAAAATTACGTCAGTGAGGGCACCAGTATTAATAATAAGGTCAGTTGTAAGATCAGCTAGTACAGTAAATCTAAACTGCATACCTAAGTTACTTGTTTGATTAGGATCAGAAGCTCCGCCTTGGCCTTGGCCTGCAGCTGCGTTAGCGCCTGGATTAACTGCATTAATAAGAGGTAGAGTAAATGTACCGCCATCTGCAGAAACAGTGAGTTCTTTACCAGCGTGTCCGGGTGAACCTACGGTTGCTGGCAATACGCCAGGAGCTGAAGCTGCTACGGGGAGCGCGGTTAAAGTAAGAGTACCGCCAGTCAAAGCTGCGGTTGCATCGATTGCGTTATTGAAGCCGGACTCAACAAATCCACCAAGGGATCTGACTGGACCAGCAAAAGTGGTTATAGCCATTTTAATTCTCCATACAAAGTTAAGCTTATTAGTCGTGTATGCGTCTGCCGGGGCAGTCTAATAAGCCGGATTTTTCCCGGAATATTATGATACTACACTTATTAAAATGATTATACAACAGAAAAAGAAAAACCCTGGTGGAGGATGACACCAGGGTTTTCCGCCGAGCCAGTGCTACTTATGCAGCACCTTGAGAACCCCACATACCTAGTGGGTCAGACCAACCAAACGAGTAACGCTCACGAGCTTTGTAACGTACATTGCCTGTGTCGAAGTCGCCGTCCATAGAAGTAGTAAGCGGAGTTCTTTCGAAATGCTTCATACCGTTAGGAACATCAGTTGTAAGGAAGTATGCATCACCATCAGTTAAGAAGTGGTTTACAGTATATCCTTCTGGAATTGCACCGTTAGTACGTAGTGCGTTGATATCGTTATCAGCAGTAGCTACACGTAGCTCTGTATCTAATAGACGAGTCGCAACGAACTGCAACGAAGGTGGAATTACTAGTTTACGAGGTTTCGCTGCTATTAACAGTCCACGCTCATCAGTCCAAGCTGCGATTTGAATTACAGCATTTTCCAACGCTGTTTCGTTCAAGTCTGTAGCGACTGCTTGAGTGTTGCTGTTTACGCCACCAGAAACTAATGGGTGGTTAGCATTGAACAATGACACATTATCTCCACCAGGGAAAGCTGCGTTAAAGCCGTTGTTTAGAACATTGGCTGCGCGAACTTGCTTAGTGTTTGCCATTGAGCGAGCAAGAGCTTTAGTGTAACGAGCTGAAAGAGAATCATATAGATTGTCTTCAACTGCTTCTTCAGTAAGACTGAAGCCTAGAGCAATTGTCACGTGGTTATAACGAGCTGTGAATGCTTCTTGTGCATTATCGTATGCAATTGCTGCGCCTTCACCTTTAACAGGTGCTGCCGCGAAGCCAGCTAGTTTAGTTTCTTCTTCAAAGCTTCTGTCCGAAGTTTCTGCTTCGTAGATTTCTTTGTGTTCTTCACCATAACGCGCATATTCTAAACCGAATAAAGCATTAAGGCCTGGGAGTAACTCTTTTAAGAGTTGTGCTCTTGAAATTGCCATGGTTTATTCTCCTTAGATACCCGTTGAGTTATTGTAAGAGTGAACACCAGCATTAAACTTAACAAGTAAGTCAGTGAATGCGTCACCCACAGTCGATGTTGGACTGTCTACAAAATCAACAATACGGAAAGCAAAAGCTGCCGTGGTTGCGGTTGTAGCTGTTACTGCAGTAGTAGAGTTTCCAGCTGGGATATTACCCGTAGTGGAAGACTGCGCTGCTGCTAGATGAGTATTTTGACCTAAGTCAGCTGCTGTTACTGCTGCGTTGGCTTGTGCCATAAATACTACATCAGGGTCGTCAACAATATATGCTTGAGCGTCTGTTGCTGCAGTGCCAGCGGGGAAATACTGACTAAAAGTTAAGTTGCCTGTAACTGGATCTGAGTAGGTACAACCTACAAATACACCAATTGTACCAGCGGGGAACGCTGCTGCTGCTCCCGCACCGCCATTACCTGTAGTTGTAACAATCTCAATCGTACCACCGGCCACAATAGAAACTATTGAACCGTTGTAGATATTGGTGTTATATCCGTTAGCAATGGGTAGTAAGCGAGTAGAACCCGCGTAAGGCGTACCACCAATGTGGTTTACGGCTTTAAGTCCATAAGGACTAGCTGTAGTTGCCATCTTTTTTCTCCATTAAAAGGTTTAGTTTTAACCCCTTCCGAACTTTTCAGAACCTTCAGCAAACTTAGGCATTCTTGGATCGTTTTGATTCAAATACGCTGCATCGACTGCTTCCGTCTGACTTTTAGTTTTATTATCAATATAAGCCTGACGTTGTTCCATTAGCTCTTTAGGAGCTTTACATAATAATAAACCACCGATTTCAATATTATTTTTATATTGTCCTTGAGGTTTATTACCGGTTATAAGTTCTGGGTGCTCTGAATGTAGTACAGGTTCCCAGCCCTCACGCATTTTCGAAGATACGTTCATGTTATCCGGTTCATTTAATAGAGAGACTCTAACCCAACGATATACCCACCCTGGCTTCTGAGTAAACTCAGGTAATAATGCCGCAGGTTTCCATACACGTTCTTTTTTAGGGTCTTCTCTTACTTCAACTTCCCGATCAGTTCTTTTAACTTTATCCATTTGCGTTCTCCGTTTTTATCATTTCTCGTGCATATTGTTCCGGTGTCAACCTAAACTTTTTAGCCAAAGCTAATTGAGTCTTGGTTAGTCGTACTTTTTTAGGCGCGGTACTGCGCGTAGCCGGTGCAACAACATTCGAAGGTTTGCGTTGGGCAGGTTTAACCTCTTCCAACGAATTGTCCCCAAAGTTTTCAGGGAATCGCTTTTGCATAGTATCATCGATACTACGGTAATACCTATCGGCGTCTCGAACAGGGTCAACCCCGTTTTTGACGAGTTTTTCATGTATTCCTAAAGCAAGACTAGTCATTTCTGTGTCTTTACCAAACCAAGGATTTGCATCTTGCCAAGCCCTTTGTCTATCATCTAGTTTTGGGGCTTGAGCAGTGGTTTGCGCTTGAGGAGTATTTTGTTGAAAATCTACACTATTCTCAGGCTGTTGTACAGCTTTAAATTGTGGTTTTCTTTCTTTACTAGTAGATAATTTATATTGAGCTTCAGTCATTCTAGATTGAGCTTCAACGATTTTATCTGTTTCTCCTGATTCATAAGCTTCACGATAATCTCGTTTAGCCAAATCAAGTTCTTTTTCATAAGAAGTAGTAATAGATTTTATATAGTCTTCTTCACCACTACTAAGAGTAGATTTTAGTTGTTCGTTTTGAGTAGCAATATGTTTTGCATACCGAACAGCTTCTTCTCTTTCTCTATCAGCTTGTTCTTTAGCGCGCCTTTCATCGTGATAAACTTTTTTAAGCTGCGCCATACGTTGTTTAACGCGATCAGAATAATCTTCTAAATTATCATTCTCTAGTTCGTCAACAATCTTTTGCGGTAAAGGTTCCTTTCCTTGATCTTCAAGAGGCGTATCATCTTCTTCCTCTATTTCAATTTCAGGTTCGGCTGCACGCGGTTTCTCTTGTACAACCCGCTCGACATCTGCGGTAGATTTTTCGGGTTTAGAAGCTTTGCTTTCTTCTGTACTAACTTCTACTTCTTCGCCCTCCATCTCTAATTCTTCCGGTATTTCATTTACTATCTTTGTCATCTTGCTCTCCATTTATTGCACTGATAAATAAATCAGTGTTTCGATTGCCTTTAGATAAATTCCAATACTCAGGAACTACCTGAAGGTTTGTGAGACAATGTCTGCCTCCTTTGCTTAGTGGTACGATATGATCCACGTGCCACTTAAACTCAAACATCTCTTCGCGAAGTTTAGCCAAAGAGTACATTTCTTTTAATATCCACTTATCATCAGATGTATGAATATCGTTTACTTTCTTTTGTGTTGCCTTTCTTGTTGCTTTATAAGCGTTTACTTTTTCTGGATTAGCTTTTCTCCAAACACTTACACGTATTCGTTCTTGTTCAGCATGTTTGTGGTAATAGATTTTATGGCTCTCTAATACCTTTTCTGAATTAGCCTTTTTCCAAGACTTTCTCCAGTTATATGCCTTTTCTCGATTCGCTTTATAGTAAGCTCTTCGTTGTTCCGCGCTTTTCCAGCCAGACAAAATTATGCTCTTGCATACCCACGAGGATCACTAACCACAGCTTCTACAGTATCGTCATTAATAATACGAAACTCTTTACCGTGGATCTTTATGCGTGTTCCTGAATAAGCACGAGTAATTACAAAGTCACCTTCTTTACACCAAGGACCAGAAGGAAATCTATCTTTATCTTTGTAAGCTAAATCACCTAAAGACATAACAAACAGAACAACCGTAGAATGTTCTTCAATTTTTTTAGCCCCATCAGCTTTTAGTATTCCGCTTTCATAAGCATCTTCAACTTCAGGTACAGCACATAAAATACGATAGCCCTTAACTTCGGGTAATTGTTTAGCTAAGTTGTCCATTGCTTCTTCTTTTGAAACAGCAGCATCTTTTTTTGCTTTAGCTTTAGATTTAATTGGAGCGCCTCCAGGAGACACTAAAGTTTTTTCGCTCGTTGCTATTTTATTCATTTGCTCACCACTGAATCAGTAGGATTAGATTCAAAATCTTCATCCTGTTCTTTGTTAGTTCTAAGTAGTTCAGATATAAAACTTTGAACCATGAGATACCCGCGAACTTCTCCGCAAGCGTGTTGATAGCCACCGAAATCTTTAGCCGTTCCTGCACTAAGATCCTCTTGAATTATCCTTCGCCGTTCTTCAATTTGCGCTGATAGTAACATTAGCGTTTCTTTCATTTTGCATTCCTCTAGTTGGTTTTTAAATTAATTATTCATCTTGTTGAATTTCTGTATCATCTATCTTTTCATCTTTTTGAATTTCTGTATCTTCTACTTTAGTGTTACTGCGTAGTCTTTCTTCTTCTGCACGTAGCTGCATATCAAGACTTTTACTAACAGCATTAGCGCCCAACTCAGCACCTTTAATTACCTGCTTGACTTCATTATTTGTTTGTTCCATTTGAGCTTCAGCACCAATCTTAGCACCTACTATTGCTTGTTGAGAATCTATTCTTGCTTTCTCTAACATTAAGTCTCGCTCAAACCCAGACTCCATTTTGTATTTATCAAACTGTAACTTAGCTTTATCAAGTTCAATATCTGCCATAGTTTTCTGAGCTTTAACTTGCGCTTCTTGTTGTTTGATCTGAAGCTCTGCTTGTTGCATTTGAATCAACGGATCTTGTTGTTGCTGCTGTGCTTGTTCCTGTTGAACTTCTGCTTGGTCTTTCTGAAGCAGTTGCTCTCCAGCTCGTGCTACGAGACGAGATAGTTCTACTTCTACATCTTCTGGTAATACTTCATCAGGAGCTGGTAGTGGGACACCAAGCTGTTCTTCTATTTGTTTGCGGTATTCAAAGGCTATATGTTCAGCTACGTGTGCTTCCATTGCCGCAATAATTGCATTAGCTTTAGTACTCTGTCCTATCATCTCACGAATCTTAGGATCATTTATAAAGGCCATATGTGTAGTAATGTGCGCTTCCTGATCTTGATATATAAATGCTTTAACGGGTTTTCCATTAATAATATTCATATTCTCTGTAACAGGATTTGCTTCTTTTACATCTTCTTTATCAGGTATAAGCTTGTCTATATTTTTAACACCTAACACTTCTAGCATCTGGCGATTGAGTACAGGTAAGTCGTAGATGTCAGGGTTAGATTGTGCAAGTTGCATAACCGCTTGGTACTGTACGACTTTCTGCGCCATTGTTGCAGCATTAGGATCTGCAACGGGTACTAAATTAA